CGCGCTTCCGCCCCCCGCATACAGCGGGGCCAGGAAGGACCCTGCGGCTCGAGAGCCACAGTGGCTGATCAGCTGGCGAGTGGCTCGGGAGCCGCGGTGCTCGACGCACCTTCTCGACGTGTCATCACCATACCAAACTCGATTTGCGCGCCGCCATGGGGTGAATTGTAACAGCGTGACCGGGACGATGCAGACCGCCCCGGCCACGCTGCATTACGCTGCCTTCGCCCGCGGCATCAGCCCGAAGTGCATCGCCAGGATGCCAAGCCCCGCGACCAGCATCCCGCCTGCGATTGGCTGCGGCACTGGCCTGCCGCTCCAGCCCTGACGTGCGGCCCATTCACGAACCGACATCTCGAGGCCCACGACGAACCAGACGCAGGAGCCGGCGGGGCTGTCGTGCCCACCCAGCGCGTCGAGAGCCCGCGCCACGCGTCGTCGTGCATCGACCTGGCGGACCGACATGGTGTCGGCGGTCGCGGCGCCGAGCCGCACGAACTGCGTGGTGGCGATGCTGTCCAGCGCGGCGCTGCGGAACAGCGTGCGAAAGATGCAGCCCGCCTCGTGCATCTGCGGCGTGATGGTGCCGTTGGCCAGCATCAGCCCGAGCGTGTCCACGGCGCGGCGATGCTGGACTGGGCTGCCGGTCTCGGGATCCGCCTCGCGGATTGGCTCCGAGAAGCCACCATGCTGTAGCCGCCACTTCGACGGCTTCGCCAGATCGTCGTGCTTCGGCTTCGAAGCCTTGGTCTTGCGCTTACCGGCCATGGTGGTTCTCCCCGTTGCGACGCCCCCAGCGCCGATTGGCTTCGTTGGTGATGGCCTGACGGAGCCAGTCGTCCGTGATGTCGGCGACAGGCAGGGCGGCGACGCCGTGCCGATGCCAGGCGGCGGCGCGCATGGCGTTGACCTCGGCATCGGTGGTCGTGCTGCGCGTGCCCCGGTCGAGACAGGAGCGGGGCGGCTGCGGTGCGCCGTGCATGCTCATGCGCGAGCTCCGGTGGGGTCGGTCGCCCAAAGCAGCAAGGCGATGGCATCCGCCTCGTTGTCGTCGGCCGGCGCGAAGCCGCGAGCCTGGATGGCGGCGACCATCTTCGCCTTGTCGGCATTGCCGCGGCCGGTGGCGTAGCGCTTGATGGTGCCGACTGGGACGCCTTCGTAGGGGATCTCATATTCCTCGCACCAGGCGGTCAACGTACCCAAGAAGCCGCCGTAGACGTGCGCCGCGTCGGTCCCCGCATGCGCGCGGACTTCCTCGAAAACGATCCGCGCCACACCGCCGGACAGAGCGGCGACTTCGCCCAGCCATCCGCGGAAGCGCAGAAAGCGCATCCCGCCGCCTTCGAAGCGTGTTGGCCTGAACGTCATGGTGCCGGAGGTGATGCCGCCGTCACGCGACCGCAGGGCCCATCCGGTGGTGGAGCCGAGATCGAGGGCGAGGACGGTGTGGTGCGCCAAGGCGATGGCGGATGGGAGGGCGATGGGTGGGCCGCTTGCGTGCGCGGCGGGCATGGTGAGAGTCGCGGGTGCCATGGTGGTCTCCGGAAGGGGATCGTCCTAGTGAGGGCGGCGACGGCGCGGTTCTTGGCGGAGCTCGCCGTCGCTGCCCGGCTTTCAGTCGATCGGGGCCTGGGCGGGCCGGTGCTGTGCGGACGGCGCATCACGGCACGCCATCCAGCCAGGCTGGGGGACCACGGGAGGATGGGGAGGGTTGCGCCGCATCCTCCCCGCAATCCTCCCCTCGAAAAACCAAGGTAGAATCAGGGTTCGGGGAGGATGGGGAGGAAGGGGAGGAAATTCCCGACCCTCGGTTCATGTGTGTGTGCGCGTGCGCGCATGTGTAGGGGGAGGAAAAATCCTCCCCTTCCTCCCCATCCTCCCCCAGACCAGGAAAGACCTGGATCGTTGCTAGGTTAGGATTGTCAGAGAATCCTCCCTGACCCTCCCCAATCCTCCCCGCCTGCGGTCCCACCGGGGAGGAAGGGGAGGATTTTCCGGTGTTGCTTTCCTGAGACGTCGTCAGGCGCCACCGCTGGGCGTTGTGTGACGCGCCGCCAGACTGGAGTCGCACGCGCCTGTCGCTGACCCGAAACACGCGATCGCGCATCTTGCTGAGGGCCCGACCGAGGCGAACGCGCTGTCCGTTTTCATCCTTCGCGCTGATGGGCAAAGGCGGGTCGGCCATCTTGGCGTGCCCAAAGAGGTCACTGGCGCTGACCTCCGCCGTGCCGAAGCGATCCCACCAGGTCTGCACGAAAGCCCGCCAGGCACCGCCCTCGCTGTCGGAGGCCGCCATCATCTCGTCGAGGTTGCCGAGGAAGCCCTCGATGCCGGCCACCTCCAGCACCCCGCCCAGCGTCTGCGCCCAGGCCTCGTAGCTGCCGATGCTGCGGCTACCGCGGAACCGACCTGCCACTATCCATGCCTGGCACAGGGTAAGGCAGGCGGCGACCAGCCTGCCGCGATTGGCGCGCACCCACACCATGAGGTCGGGATGGCGAAAGCTGTCTCGGCGCCAGGGCTGGTCGGTGTGCGCGTCGAGCCGGATGCGGACCAGGCGCCGCGCCATCTCGTTCGAGAAGGTGGGGTTGTTGCCGGTGGCGACCCAGGCGCAGCGGATCGGCAGCCGCGTCATCTCGGATTGCCCGAGGATGCGGTCCTCCCAGAAAGGGGCGGTCAGGGCCGCGGCGAGAGCCGAGCTGTCGAGCTGCTCGCGCAGATTGTCGATCAGGATCAGCGAGGGGATCTGCCGCAGCTTGGCGGTGATGCGCTTGCGCCATTCCTCGTCGTCGCGCCCCTCGGTCATGACGGAGGCGCCGACACCAGTGAGCACGGTGGCGATCACGTCCACCATCAGCGTGGCGCCGGTGCCAGGGGTGGGCTTCTCGATCAGATGCAGCGGCGTCGGGCCGTCGATCATGGCGCGGAGGAAGCTGAGCAGCAGCAGGGACAGGGCGTGGGCGCGCTCGGCGGTGCTGGTAAAGGGGAAGTCGCCCAGCAGGTCATCCAGCAGCAGGGAGCGCGCCGCGGTGATGTCCTGAGACGAAGGACGGTCGGGAACGGCTGGCAGGCGAAAGCCCACGGTCGGGCGGTAGAGCAGCCGGGCGTCGGGGTGGTAGCCGGGTTCGGTGAGCAACACGCCACCCCGCCCGAACACCGGCGTGGTGACGATGCCGGCGAGGATGGGCAGGTCGGGATCCGGGGTGGCGAGCAGCGACTGCACTACGCCGGTGGGCGGCGGTGCGGGGATGGCGTCGCCCTTGGCGTTGACCTTCCGCCAATCCGCCAGCTTGGCCAGCATGTGGCGGAGCCGCTCCTCCGAGACCGTGGCGGCGACGGGCCGCCCCTCATCGTCGGGCGTGACCCAGCTGGGCAGCCCGCCGAGCCGGAACAGCCAGGGCGTGCGGTTGGAAGCGAGGATGGCGCTCCAGGCGCGGTCGGTGGCGCGGCGAAGATTGCCTTCATCGGCGCGCAGCACCGGCAATGGCGCGGCCGGCTCCTGGAAGCCCAGCGGCAGGTGGCGGCCGGTCTCGTCCTCCGCTGGCGGCGGCGGCGTGGCTGCTGCGCGCAGGGCGGCGTCTACCAGGGCGGCAATGGCCTCGGGGCCATCGCGGCCCAGCATGTCGTTGAAGTCGTCGCCCTGCTGCGGCGGCCTGGCGATGGCGACCACGATGCCGTTGCGGCGAAGGCGGCCCGCCACCGCGTCCGCGGCGCGCATGCCGGCGCCGGAGGCGTCATGGTCGGCGAGGATGATGATGCGCTGGGCCTCGGGCGGCAGCTGCACCTGCTCGAGGCCGGAGGTGGAGAGCGTGGCCCAGACCGGTAGCCCTGGGCAGGCTGCCATGACGGCGAGGCCAGTCTCGATGCCCTCGCAGAGCCCGAGCACGCCGTGGGTGCCGATCGGCGCCAGCCGCACCGCGCCACCACCGACCTTGCCCATCATCATGCGCGGCTTGGGGACGTCCGCCTTCCGGACCGCCTCGCCATCCTGCCGCAGGTAGGTGCGATGGAGCGCGACGACTTCGCCGGCGGCATCGCGGACCAGCCCGATCATCGCCAGATAGCCGGCCTTGGTCTCGAAGTTCGTCAGGTCGGGGTGAAACAGCAGGTCGGCGCCCACCGGCACGGCCAGGCCGCGGCCGCGCAGATAGGTCTCCGCGGGCGTGCCGGCGATCGCCACCGCGTGCTCCCGCACGAAGCCAATTTCGTGCGTCATGTCGCGCTCGGGCTTGCGCGCCGGCGGTGGCTCCTGCCGCGCGGGTGCCTCGCCCGTCCAACCGACACGCGCCGCAGCCTCGGCGAACAGCAGCCGCCCCGAGAGGCCGGTGCCATGCTCCAGCGTGCTGAATGGCCCACCGCCCTGGGCGCCATCGAAGTCGTGCCAGTCGCCAGCATGCTCGCCGGCCAGCATGATCACGCAGGATCCGGACTGGCGTGGCGGCGCGCCCTGAATATTGGCGAGCCGCCATTCATCGCCCTGGCGCCGCCCATTGGGGAACAGCCCAGGCACCCAAGCATGGGCCGTGTCGCGCAGCCTGGCCGCGATGGCGTCGAGGTCATAGCGGAGGGCGGGTGCGGACGGCGCCGCGTCGTTCAGATCAATCAAGGATCACCAGCCCGCGTTCCGCGCGCGTGATGGCGGTGTAGAGCCAGCGGTTGCGGTCCTCCGCTGTGCGGCTCAGCCCGTCATCATAGACGACGACGTTTTCCCACTGGCTGCCCTGGGCCTTGTGGCAGGTGATGGCGTAGCCCCAGCTGCTCTCGATCAGCCCGCGCATCTCGCGGTAGTCGCGGGTCAGACGCTCCCGGTCGTAACGGACGTGATCGTCGTAATGGCCCTTGTAGAAGCGGTGGCGGCCGGAAATAGCGACGCCATCCTCGGTGGTGATGGTGGCCGAGAAGGCCAGGTCGCTCTCGTGCCGGATCTCCGCCAGCGCCAGGAACATCCCATTGACCAGGCCGAGGTCGTGGCGGTTCTTGAGGCAGATGAGCTTCTCGGCCTGGCCCGCGGGATAGGGCGCGGGGAAGCCTGCCGCCTGTTTGATCTGGCTGTTGAGCCATCGGCGGGTGTCATTCCTCCCGCAGATGACCTGACCGCCGCGCAGCATCTGCTCGGGTCGCACCGCATTGCGCGGCAGCTTCCAGACATGCGCATCATGCTCGCCGGACGGAATGTCGATGCCCTGCCGCGCCATGGTGGCGAGGCGAATGATGGCGCTCTCGCCGGCCTGCCGGTGGATCTCGGTGAGCATGATATCCGGCTTTGCCTCCGTGAAGGCGCCGGTGCCCTTGATGGGGGGCAGCTGCCCGGGATCGCCCAGCACCAGGATGGGCTTGCCGAAGGCGAGCAGGTCGGCAGCCATCTCGGGCCCGACCATCGACACCTCGTCGAGCACGATGAGGTCGGCATCGCGCACGAGCGATTGCTCGTTCAGCAGGAAGGTGGGCTTGTGGATGTCAGCGAGGCGCAGCTGCAGCTTGCTGATCTGCATCTCGGCGAATGCGCGCTCGGCGGGTCCCATGCGTCCCAGGCCACGCTGGAGATCGAGGAGGTCTCGCTCCACGCGGTCGATTTCCTCCGGCGTCGCCTCGGAGACGCGATAGATCAGGGAGTGGATGGTGGAGGCGGGCGTTCCCTTGCGGGTCATCACCAGCGCCGCCTTGCCGGTGAAGGCCGCGAAGAGAGTACGGCGGCGCGCCGCATCCTCCTGATCGCCGCTGGCTGCCACGTCGATGCCGATCGCCTGGATGGCGTAGGTGATGACGGTGCTTTTGCCGCTGCCGGCATAGCCGAAGAGACGAAACACCTGCTGCTGGTGGGTGCGGTTCTGGAACCAATCGACGATGGCGCGGATGGCGTCCGCCTGCTGCGGGGATGGGGTGAAGCTCATGCGGGCGCCTCCCAGCAACGCGCGGCATAGGGACAGAAGCGGCAGAGGTAGAAATCGCGGGCCTGCGCGATGCGCGGCGGGAGTTCGCCCGCGTCAGCAGCGCGGAGGATGTCGACGGCGCGATCCGACAGGCGCTGCGCTTCGGCCGCGTCGAAGGGCACCGCCTCGTGGTGCAGCGCCAGCGTGTCGCGATTCAGTGCGGTGAGCAGCGCTACCTCGAGCTCGAGGTAGGCCATGTAGAGCTGCACCTGGGCGAAGTAGATCGGCTTGGACTGGCGCAGGCCGTGTTTGACCAAGTCGGTCCATGACTTCTGACCGAGTGCCTTGTGCTCCCACAGGGAAGGCCAGCGGATGCCGACATCGGGGCCGGCCACGATGACGCCATCCGCATGGCCACGCAGCTTTCCGCCCGCGGCGGCAAAGCCGAATTGCTCGCCATCGGCGCCACGATCGCGCAGATCAAAGCCCGCCTGGCGGAGCCAGCGGATGGACAGCGTCTCGAACTGGTGCCCCGCATCGAAGATGCGCAGGATGCCGCCGTCGAAATCGCGGCCCGCATCCTTCGGCGTATGGACCACCTCGTAAACCAGCTTGCGGGCACAAGCCTCGCCAATGCGGCTGCCGCCGAGATAGTCGCGTGGGCGCTGCTGCTGGTTGCGGGCCACCAGCGCGGCATCGACATGCGCGTTGATGCGCGCCGTCGTGTCGGCCACGCCGTGCGCGGCGCGTCCATAGACCAGGCCGGATTGGTGGTTGAGGTCGAGGATCACGGCCAACCCCCTAAAATGGGATCGGGTCGTCGAGCGGATCCCGCTCGGCGGCCTGGCGCTGCATGGATGCCTGGAAGCCGTCGACGCAGGCCTCGATGATGCGGTCGATCTCCATCGCACTGCGGTCATGGAACGGCGCCATGAGGTTCAGCTCCACCAGCACTTCCGCGAGCGGCCGGCGCGCGTCCTTCACCGCGCGCTCCTCCATCTGCGTTTTGTCGATCACGCCATTGGACCTGCGGGCCATCGCGCCGCCTGCCTCGCAGCATCGCATTGAGCAGAAGCGGTGGTGGGGAAACTCGCCCAACCGCATCTCGTGGATGTAGCCGAACCCCTTCGCCTCCCGGCCGCAGAGCGCACAGGTGAGGCGACGTACCTGATCCTCCGGCGAGCAGCCGCGCGGCGGTGGCAGGGGCTTGGCCGCAGCACGCGGCTGCGCCGGCCGCGTCCAGCGGCGACGGACCATCGGTGCATCACCCGTTCAGCCAAGCCGGGCCGCCTGCCGCAGGGGGTGCCGAACGCGGGGGTGGGGCGGACGGCGTGGCAGCCGGTGCAGCCCAGGAGGGCGACGCTGGTGCGGCGGCCTGTGGCGCTGCCGTGCTGGCCCAGGCCGGCGCACTCGGCGCAGGAGCCGCGGCGGGCTTTGCTGTGCGCTGGCCGCTGGGCGAAGCCGGCACCGACTCGCCCGCCATGATGCGCGCATATTCGGGCTCGCCCGGCAGCACCACGCGGTCGAGGCGGTTGCTGTCGCTGTAGCGCGGGTCATTCGCCGGCTCGACCCGGATCTTTGCGGCGAAGGTGATGCCTGACAGGTCGGACAATCCACGCAGGACCCGCTTCGCCTTGGCTGCCTCGCCCATATCCTGCGGGTCGAGGCCCAGCGCGCTGTCGATCATTGCGCGGAAGGTCCCCTTCGAGATCTTCCAGGCGATGGACACGCCGTGCTCATCGACCTTGCCGCCGACCACCGTGAAGGTCTGCCAGAATTTGCGGCGGATGTGCGGACCCGCGGCGACGGTGAATTCGCCGTCCACCATGGCGGTGTCGCCGCCGCCACGGGATGCCTTCAGGAGACCGCGGTCGGCCTCGCCCTGACCATCCACCCCGCCAGGGCGGATCACCATGGTCACCTTGGCAAAGGTGCCGTCCGGGATGAGGTCGGAGCCACGCGGCAGTTCGGCGTCGTTCATGTCGTACATCGATCGGTGTGCCTCTCGGGTTCGGGTCAGGCGGGGGATGCGGCTGGGGCGTTGATCTTGCGGAGCAGCGCGAGCAGATCCGGCGGCTCGGTCTCATCGAGGCGGCCAGAGCGGTCCTTGGCCGGCAGCCCGAAGCGGTTGCCCGCCTGGCAGACCAGCCGGCGTTCCGTGCCGCGCTGAGGGTCGTGGACCAGCGCGCCGTCGCCATCGCGGGAGAACAGCGAGAGGGTGATGACCTGATCGACGATGCCGGGGAGTTCGCGGCCGGCCTTGCCGCCCTCCATCTGCGGCTGCCAGGTGACGCGGCCGAAGTCGTCGGTGTGCTTCTCCAGGATGCCGACCAGGATCACCGTCTTGCCTGGCGCGTGCTGGAGGTGCTTCAGCAGGCCAATGACCTCGCGCCCGAGCAGCCCATAGGCGCCGCGG